GCGGCACGTGGACCGGCGGGCCGCCGAGCAGCGGGCCGCCGCGCTCCGCAAGAGCTCCGGGCTAGAGCGCCAGGCCACCGAGGCGGACGCCGAGGCCGAGGTGCCCGAGGCCCCGCAGCAGTGGCGCCCGTGGCTGCGGACGATGTACCCCACCACCTTCACCGATGAGTTCGGGGACCGGCACGCCGACGTGTTCCGGTTCGCGTGGGGCGTGGAGCTCGGGCAGGTGTACCCCGCTGAAATCACCATCTGGCCCCGAGGCGGCGGCAAAACCACCACCACGCACACCGCCGCGCTGATGATGCTGGCGCGGGGCACCAGGCGCTTTCTGCTCATCGTGCAGGAGACGCAGAAACAGGCCAACCGCTCCATCAGGAACCTGGCCACCAAGCTGCAGAGCCCGAGCATGGAGCGGTACTACCCGCTGATGGCCGAGCGCGCGGTTACCAAGTTCGGCGGGACGAAACAGTACAACCAGCAGGGGCTCATCACCGCCAGCGGGGCGGTGGCCGTGGGTGTCGGCCTCGATGCCGCCGAGCGCGGCCTGAACATCGAGGATCTGCGGCCGGATATCATCCTGCTCGACGATATCGACGGGCGGCACGACACCCCGGCCACGGTCCGCAAGAAACAGGAGATCCTCACCGATACCATCCTGCCCATGGGGACGGATGAGACGCTGGTGCTTGGGGCGCAGAACCTCATTCACGGGCGCTCTCTGTTCAGCAAGCTGGCGGACGGCTCGGCCGATTTCCTGCTGGTGCGCAACGTGAGCGGGCCGCACCCGAGCCTTGAGGGCTTTGAGTACGAATACCAGTACCGGGAGAGCTACACCATGCCCTCGGGCCAGGTGGTGAAGCTGAACAAGCGGGTGCCCATCATCACCGCCGGCACGCCGACGTGGGCGGGGCAGGACGTGGAGGCGTGCCAGCAGCTCATTTTCCGGTTCGGCATCGGCTCATTCCTGCGGGAGAACCAGCACAAGGTGAAGCTGGTGGCCGGGGCGCTCTGGAAACAGACGCTCATCGATGAGGCCCGGGTGGATGAGGCGCCGCCGCCGCTCTTCCGCGTGGTGGGCGTGGACCCGTCCGGTAACAAGGGCCGGGGTGCCGAGCAGCCCGAGGTGGGCGACGATCCCGAGAAGCCGGCCGGCAATGAGTGCGGCATCGTGGTGGAGAGCCTGAGCTATGATGGCCGGATCTACACCGAGCAGGACGCCAGCACGCACGGGGACCCGGACGAATGGGGGCGCGCCGTCGCCAAGGTGGCCATGGAGACGGATGCGGATGCCATCGTGGCGGAACGCAACTTTGGCGGGGAGATGGTGCGGGCCGTGATTCGGAATGCGTTCCGGGCCATGGGCCACGAACGGCAGCCGATCCCGGTGATTCTGGTGAACGCCAGCCGGGGCAAGCGCGTGCGGGCCGAGCCGGTGGCGCAGCTGCTGCCCGAGGGCCTGCAGTGGTTCGTGGGCACGCACGGGTTCTTGGAAGAGGAGCTAACCACCTGGCAGCCGGGCAGTGGCGAGAGCCCCAACCGGCTCGATGCCAAGGTGTGGGCGTCCACCTGGCTGCAGAAGAAGCTCAAGCAGAAGGACGTGAGCGACGACATACCGGGCAGCTCGGTGGTGGGCACCGGCATGGCGTAGTGCACATGTCCAACTCGGCGCCCGCCGAGTGTGCGAATGGAGGCCGTGTGTAGCACTCGCCCCGGGGAAACACCAAGTGCTGGCCCGTACGCTGCGCACATAGCCGCGCCCGCTGCCCAAAGGGTGCACAAAGCCCTTAGAGAGCCCGCGCTGCCCGCTCGGCGCTGCCCAAAAGGATGAGCCCACCAGGCGGAACGTGCAGCGTTGCCTGGTGGGCTCGGGTGCCGGCCCGTGCAGCGTGGCCAGCGGACGCAGGGTAGTGCCCCGGCAGCGGAACCGGCAAGGGCCTCGGGTTCCGGTTCCCTGGTTTCCGGTTCCCGCCTTTCCGGTTCAAGTTCCCCACCAGGCGCCGCCAGTTCCCTTCCACCGGGCCACAGTTCCCACGCGCTACCTTCGGGGACCCACCACGCGCGCCCACCCCGATGCTGCAGACAGTCAACCCCGATGAGCTCACGCTGGCCATCGTCACCAAGTGGTTTGAGGCCGATCTGCGGCCCGTCCCGAGCAACAGCGTGGCCGGGGCCGAGCACGGCACCAGCTACACCGTGGGCAGCCACGTGCGCACCGGCGGGAAGGGCAGCCAGGCCGAGGCGGAGATGAGCGCGTACGCCGTCAATCAGCTGTTCTATGATGGGGAGCACTGGCAGGGCGGCGCTCAGTGGGCGGGCCAGTGGCCGCTCGATGCGCAGGGCAACCCGGACGCCACCGGCATGGCCGAGGTGGGGCGGGCGTTCGTGAGCCAGAACCTCATTCGGTCGGTGCAGGCCCGGCACACCGCTGGCGTGGCCGGGCGTGAGGCGTTCGCCCGCGTGCTCGATGAGAACGCCACGCAGGATGAGCAGGCCGACGATGCGCAGACGGCCGACGATCCCGAAGAGGAGGCGGCGGACCCGGTAGCCGAGCTCAACGCCACCATGGCCGAGTGGCTTGAGCGTCGGAACCTGCGGGAGCTCCTGCAGAGCTACAGCAACATGCTCGGGCTGGCGGGCACCGCCCCGGGCCGGCTCTTCATCCCCACCGGGCAGCTGGCCAAGCGGGAGGGCGCCACGCGCCAGGGCGGGCAGCGCACCGAGCTCAAGCCGGGCGACCCCATCACGGTGCCCACCATGCCGTTTGAGGAGGCCCTGAGCCTGGTGCGCATCGAGGTGGCCGTGCCCGGCAAGAGCGGGGTGTATGAGGACCCGTGGACGGGCGACAAGTACGCGGCGCACACGTTCAGCATCGGCGGCAAGCAGTATGCGGAGGTGTCCTACCTCGATGCCGATGGCAACACCAAGCGGGTGCTGCTCACGAACGATGGCGGCAAGCCTCGGGAGGTGCAGAACCCCATGGACCTCGGCGGCGCGCTGCTCATCTACCAGCGCCACCGCGAACCGCTCATCACCGAGCAGGTGCGCCAGCAGCAGCGGCTGGTAAACAAGGCGTTCACGATGATGAACACCAATCTGGATTGGTCCGGGTTCGTGGAGCGCATCATCACGAACAGCCAGCGGCCCGAGAAAGAGGTGCCGGACGGCAAGGGCGGCACCAAGAAAATCCCGGTGTACGAGGCGGGCGCCGGCACGGCCACGTTCCTCAACGGCTTCAAGTACGAGGATGAGAACGGGAACGTGAAGGTGACCACCCCGCAGGTGATTTTCCGGGAGCCCATCGGGGCCGAGGTGTTCACGCAGGCCATCGAGGCGGGCCGGTATGCGATCCTTGATGAGACGAACCAGCTACACGCGCTCATCAGCGGGGACGCCAGCCCGAGCGGGGAGAGCCGCATACAGGCGCGCGCCGACTTCATCACCAGCCTCCTGCTCACCAAGCCGGCGCTGGATGGGTTCGGCCGGTGGCTGATGGAGACGGCCTACCGCATGGCGTGCGACCTCAGCGGCACCGAGCCGGTGGACTCGTACCGCATGGTGTTCCGCTGCCGCTTGGACCCCGGCCCGGCCTCCCCCGAGGAAACACGTGCCATCATCGAGCGCGTAAAGGCCAACCTGCTCAGCCGCCGCAGCGCGCTGGCGCTCCACGGGGTGGAGGATGTGGATGCCGAGCTGGCGGTGCTCTCGGCCGAGATGCTGCACAGTGGTGAGATGGCGGACCGCGTGGCATCGTGGATCGATGCCGGGCTCAACGGCCTGGCGGCGATGGTGGCCGCCGGCATCGATGAGGACACCGCGCGGGAGATGCTGAGCATGGACATGGTGGCCGAGACGAGCCGGGGCAACCAGAACCCGCCGCCGAACCCGCCCAACCCCGACGACGACGACACCGACGACGACGAATAGGCGCGGTGGCCATCTCCGAGGGATACCGGCGCATCAAGCCGCCGGGCTGCATCGAGCGCCAGCAGTTCGGCGGCACCGCCAGCGGGCCGTTCGGGCGTGGCCCGGCGGACGCCCGGGGCCTGCACTACGTGCACGGCTACCTGTGGCCGGACCGCGCCCAGATGGTGGCCGCCAGCGGCATGGAGGGCCACGCGGGTGCCGAGACGGCCGGGGCGGTGTTCACGCCCATGCCCTGGTATGAGAGCGCCCCGAGCGGGCAGCGCCTCACGCAGCCGAAGCTCGGTGAGCTCCATTTCATGCTCGGTGAGTGCTCGGTGAGCTACGTGGCCCATGAAGTGGCGCACGTGGTTCAGCACTACAGCCGAGTGCTGTACGTGATTTCGCGGGAGCTGAACCGGGCCGTGACGGTGAGCGAAGGGAGCCACTGGCAGCTGGCGGGTGAGGAGTGGCTGCACGGGGAGGCGGATGAGGAGCTGGCGTACCTGCAGGGGGACCTCACGCGGGAGGTGTACGCCTGGCTGTGGGAGCTCAACCGGCGGCTGGCCTCGGCGTAGCTTGGGGACATGCCGCAGCGTGACCTCACCCCGTTGGACCGTTCGCCCGAGCAGCTAGACGCTGCCGCCGAGCTCGACGTGCGCGCCATCGAGGCCGCCGAGCAGTGGGCGCGGGAGAACATGCCTGCCCCGTTTTGGAGCGCGGCCGTGGCCGAGCTGTACGAACCGCCCGAGGCGGACGCGCCACGCTGATGGCCATGCCTGCCCCGTTCGGCTGCCCATGAACGCAGCTGCAGAGAGGGCGCCCGTGCGCGCCGTGTACAGAGGGCTCATCATCGAGGCCCGTGGCCACCAGGCGGAGCACACCTACCACGTGCTGGCGCAGGCCGATGAGCGCCAGCTGGCAGGCCCGTTCATCAGCGCAGCGGGCGCCGCCGATTGGATTGATGCTAACCTCGGGCTCACACCGCCCGCCGACTAGGCGAAGCCTCCATGCCCACCGAGCGCCAGAAGCAACGCGCCGAGCGCCACCGCCGAGTGCTCAGCACGTCCGACGTGAGCGGGGGCCGGTTCCGGTGGGACGCGAACGCCAACAGGTACCGAGACGCCCGGGGCCGGTTCGTGGCCTGGCGGGACGTGACGGCGGCACTTGAGGCCGGGCTTGATGCCAGCGTGCGCCGTTTCGAGCTGTGGGCGCGCATGGTGCGCAACGGCTCGATGAGCCTGGCGCAGTTTGAGCTGCAGGTGGCCGCCGAGGTGCGGAGCATCCATCTGGTGAGCGCGGCCGTGGCCCGGGGCGGCATCCCGAGGCTCACCGCCGACGATCTGCAGCGCATCGAGGCCACCGTGCGGCGGGAGCTCGGCTACCTGGCCCGGCTCACCAGCCAGGTGGCGGACGGCAGCCAGGCGTTGGATGGCACGTGGATCGACCGGGCGCGCCAGTACGCGCTGGCGGGGCGGGAGACGCTGTACACCGAGCGCGGCATGTGGCTCAAGGGCCAGGGCTACGATGAAGAGCGGAACATCCGGTACCTCGGGGACACCTGCGCCGGGTGTTTCGAGGCCGAGGGCGCCGGGTGGGTGCCCATCGGGACGCTGGCGCCCATCGGCACAAGAGACTGCCGGCGCAACTGCCGGTGCCACATCATCTATCGGAAGCGGGCCACCGGGCAGGTGTGGCGGGCCGAGGTATGAGCGCGGCCGAGCTCGCACTTGTGGTGTACGGCCTCGGGAGCCTGGCGGACGTGCTCAGCAGCCTCGGCCTCGGCCGTGGCCAGCAGGACGTGCGGGAGGGCAATGCGGTGTGGGCTCGGGAGGATGGCACGTTCCGCTGGCTGCCCAACGTGCTCACCACGCTGGTGGCCGCCCCGTTCGCGGCGCTCTTCCCCATCCTCGGGTGGTGCGTGGGCGTGCTGCGTGGGCTGGTGGCCATCCGCAACGTGCAGCTGCGCAGGCGGGTGGCCAGGGAGCGGAGCCCCGAGGCGCTGCGGCGGCGCTGGCGAGAGCAGGAGCTGCGCAACGGCTGGCAGCTGCCCGAGGCGGACGCCGAGGCGGATGAGCCAGATGCCTGAGCGCATCGAGGCCGAGCTGTGGCGTGGGTGGGACCGATCCACCCCGGTGCCGGTGGTGCTCACCATCGTGGGTGAGTACGGCCTGGCGCCATGCCCCGAGTGTGAGGGCACCGGCTGGTGGGCGTACGCCGAGCCCGAGGTGCCAGGCGGGCCGTGTGTGGAGTGCAAAGGCACGGCCGAGGTGTGGGTGCTGCTCTGAGCGTGACGTGCACCACGTGCCGCGCTACCTTTCGGCCCGGCGGCACCTCCGCCACGCTGCGCCACTGCGCATCCCACCACCGCCCACCGGGCACCCCACCATGCAGGTTCTCCTCACTGGCCAGGCTGCTGGCATCCCGCACAGCCTCTTCAACCCGCTCCGCTCCATCCATTTCGAGGGCGACGACGGAGCGAACAACGGCAACGGCGCGGGCGGGGACGCCGAGGCGTCCGCCATCGTCGGCAAGCTCGATGAGCTGCTGCAGGGCATCAAGGGGCTCAACATGCCCACCGACGTGCTCAAGCAGCTTGAGAACCGGGCAAAGGAGGCCGGCGGCACCGGCTCGGATGATGGGTGGAAAGCCTACGCCCTGATGCTGGCGGATCAGGCCGAGAAAGCCCGGAACAAGCTGCGGGACATCACCGGGGCGCAAAAGGGCGCGCTCATCGTGACGGATCAGGAGGAAATCGACGCGCTGGCGACGGCCAAGGGCCTGCTCGGTGAGGCCGGTTTCAAGGGCCTGGTGGACCGGCTCAAGCTGGCCACCAAGCTGGAAGGGGAGGCCGCCGAGCGGGACACGTTGGGCAAGCTCGATGAGATTGCCACGGGTGCGAACCTCAACGCCGAAGCGCTCAAGGGCCTGCCGGGCATGGCCGATCTGGTGCCGAAGATCAAGGCCACCACCATGAAGGTGGACGGAAAGGACGTGACCACCTACACCATCGAGCAGGACGGCAAGAGCGTGGACCTGCGGGAGCACCTGCAGACGATCTATAAGCCGTTTTGGAGCGTCCTGAACACCGAGGGCCAGGCCGGGAACAACGATGCCAGCAACACCGGCAACCCGCCCGGCACGCCCCCGGCCCCGGGCACGTTCATCGGCCACACCCCGGCGCAGAGCAACCAGCAGGGCAACGGTGATGAGCTCGACCTGATGAGCGCGGTGCTCGGCCCGGTCAACACCGCCAACGCCACCCCGCAGCAGAACGGAGGGAGCTGAGCACCTGCGCCTCGGGTGGGGCGCAGGAGGTGGGCAGATTCGCACCCTGCCCTTGACGGCCGGCGGCCACCTCGGGCCGCCGGCCGTCTCTGTGTCCGGGCCGCACCGTGGCGCCAGCTTCGCGCCCCATTCGTGCGCGCTGCGGAGGGCCGTGTATATTCGACGTGCGACCGCGCCCCATCGGGCGCAGGGCAGCAGGGCCACAGCTGGCCCCGTGTGATGCCCCCAACCGCCCCGCCAGCTCGGCGGGTTCTCGATGCGCCTGGCCACGTGGGTGGCCGCACTCGGCGCGCTCCCCCCCACACCAGGGCCGGCGGCACACCTCCGCCTCGGCCATCCCACCACCC